TGTCTACGGCAACGGCGGGGACGTAGTTTCAGATTGCACGGACGCCCGCGCCATTCTCGAATTGATGTGACCAACGAAACCAACCCGGAGAAAGCAAAAATGTTCACCAAATATTCTGACCGCGTAACCGTTTTAGCCGCCGAGTTATTTTTCTCGAAATACTTTGCTATGGACGCCGCCCCGGATGTTCGTATGCGCTTGGCTACTGAAGCCGCTATACGGCAAGCAAACCGGGAACGTGAAGCGCGGCACCGTTTAATCGAGCGAGCCGCGAATGTTGTGATCGTGGCGGGCATTCTCGCCCCGATGATTATTGTCATTTTGAGCATTTAACCCGGAGCATTCATCATGCCAACCTTGAAACGCTACGAAATAATCGAAATCAGCAAGGCGGAGAAATTCGCCCCCATCAATCCCGCCATGTCCGCCCGGATGCTCGCCGCGCTACACCGTGCCGCTAGCACCAAATCGCAAGAGCAAATCGAACAGGCTATCGGGCGGCTCGGATTGTGGGGATATATGACGGAATCAAACCGCGCCCTTTGCGCTGTCACCACGTGGGGGAAATGATCATGCAAACCGAAACCGCATGGATTATTGAAGGGGAGAGAATCGCATTGACCCCAATCGGGGCGGGTTGGTGGATAGCGCAAGCCCCCTATGACATTGAAAACGACCGGGAGCGCGACGTATTCAAAGGACGCTCAATAGATGAAGCGGTTGCAAAATGTTATGCAGACTTGAAGGGGGCGAAATGAAAAAGAAAAACCCGAGTCTGTACCGCTTCAACCCCATCACCGGATATTGGCAACATTTACGCGCCGTTGACCCGGACCGGGCGACGGATTGGCTCCGAGTGTTTCGGGATGATGAGCCAACGTGCCATTTCACGGTTGCATATCGCAAGCCAACCCAACCCCCTGTTACCCGTTAAATCTCACCAAAGGAAAAAGCATCATGCAAATCGAAACAAGTCTCGCCGCTCACGCTAGCGGCATTCAGCCCGACACCCTAAAGGCTGACATTCTCGCCGCACTCCGGCGATTTGCTCGGCAACGTCCGGGCCTTGATTACGCGAATTATGGCGACCCCGTAGCCTATCGCGCCGAAATGCGGGGAATCACGAAGGATTTAAAAGAGGCGCAAATCTTACTGCGGCAAATCGAATTGTTTCCGAGCATAACGGGGCGCGATTTGATGGATATTGCACGGCATAGCGGCGGACGGTTAGATATAAAGGTTGTGCGCCGTTGGGAATGCGCTTGCGGCCACAAATACGCCGCGCCGGTCAAATTCTCCGAGACCGCTAACCTATCCGGGGAGGCTACGGCATGGTGTCCGAAATGCGGAGCGCGGCCCGCGCTAGGGTCGCCGCAGGAAATCCAAATAGACTACACCACCAACCAATATTTCCCGGTTGAATACCGGCCCGCCGTGGCGCGTTTTTGCGCTTCCGTTTTGTGGGATTGGGTAAGGGATAACGCTATGCCCGGACCGGTGTACGCGGTCGAATGGAAGAATGAGCGGGGCGAATGGGTCGAAGCAACTAAAACCTACGACAATTCGATCATGGCGGAGATGGCCGCAAAGGTGACACGGGAACAATTGCAGCGGGAAGCCCAAACCGCATTCGCCACGCCCCCGCCACGTTACGGGGAAACCATGATTGTCGAACGATACCGGGCGGCGGGGTTGTCCCATGCCATATCCGGCGGGGATTGGCTCCGCCGTTACTTTCGGCGCGAATTCGGGCGCGGCATAGCGTCGCGTTGGTTCAATTAAGAGGGCTAGACCATGCAAACCGAAATCAAAAAAGAGATTTTGGAATTGGAATTGCTTAACCGTTGGAAGCGCCCGGACCATTACGCCGGAGCGAATTGGCCGGATTGGTTCGTTTTTCTCGGACAGCACCGGGACAGCGACGCGCTCACGCGGTCCAATTTCGAATGCGGGCTAACGTGGCTCGGGGGCGAATCGGACACGGTGCAAATTGTCCGCGAGCGACATTGGGCGGTTGGTTGGGTTGAATGGATAGCAATCCATGAAAGCGCCGCCGCGAAATTGAAAACCGCCGAAAACATTTTGCGCCGGTTGGAAGCATACCCGGTGCTAGATGATGACCATTTTTCGGACCTTGAATGGAAAGAGGCGGACGACCAATGGCGACGCCTCACGTTATCGGAGCGAGTGAACCTTTGCCGGGATGCGGGGGTTTCAATCTTTGCCGCCCGCCACGAATGGCCCCCGGCGGACGATAGCGGATACATATTTGAGGCCCTACGGGGCTAGGGTTTTTCCGGTGAGGTTTGGGGGCGGGCCTATGCCGCCCCCCTTTTTATCTTCAAGAGGTGCGCCGTGTATATCGTATTTTTCTGGAACCATGACCCCGCAATCGGGGAATTTTTGGACCGTTGCCGCTTCGACACCATGCAAGAGGCGCGACGGTTTCGGAAATCTCTTGGGGCGCGGTTTAGTAGCATCGAACGCCGTCCGGCTATGTAGGCGGGGCGGTTGGGGTTGGGGCGGGGCGGGCCTATGCCGCCCCCCTTTTGGCCCCGCGTCGCCGCTCCGGGCTTGTTTTTTGCCGGGTTTGCAGCGTCCGGCCCCTATTTTTCCCGGTGCGAGCGGGGTTTAAAAAAGTTTGGTGCGAGCGGGGTTTAAAAAAAGTTTGGTGCGAGCGCGATTAGGGGGTTGACAGCGTGCGAGCGGGCCGGTACTGTCGAGTCATTGTAAAGATTGTTTAACTAACTACGGAAAAGTGAGGTGTGAAATGAAGCGGAGTCACGTTATAGGTTTATTGGTTGCGGATACGCGGAACCAGATTCTTGATGCGTACGCTCAACGCGGCGATTCGAGTTTGATTGATACGTACTTGACTTCCGGGTTTCCCGGTTACGACAACATGACGGACGCGGAGCTTGCAGAGGAACTCTCCACGCTACCCGACGGTGAATATGACGGATGGGACGATGAGGAGAACGAGCATATTCACTATATCCGCAACGAGGATACGTGGGTCAATACAAAAGAGGTGCGAGCGTGAACAACGAACCTAGCAAGCAATTCCGAGTTAAGTTCAACGACGTTATCAAAGCGGATACCGAAGAAGAAGCATGGAGTAAGTTGTTGGACTATTTAGCCGAATGCGTCCAAGACAGAGACGTAACGGTATTTGATTTTGAAGAAGTGCAGGAGGAAGCCGCATGAACACCGTAAAGTTTTACGTTGGGGAGATGAGTTCCTACAACACTTATGGCGAAGAGGTTCATGTCCTCGAACGTCTGAATTGTGTGCTGACCATCGAAGGCGAGAAAGCAATTGGATTGATGGATGCCGCATTGCGGGAGGCGCAGAAAGAATTTATCCGTTCTGATAATCCATATCGGACATTAGTTGACATTAGTGTTTTGGAGGCCGCATGAACACAAAACAGATCGACGCTATACGATGCGCTCAAGCAGACCTCATCGGTGCATATCAAGCATTTAAACGAGGCGACCTCTATGCCCATGACTGGGAGGCACACTTGCTGACCATCGAGGAGTTGACCGAGGCGTTCGCGGATATCGTCGAGCCATACAACGAGGATGCAGCATGACTATTCCTTATCCCGTTGGTACTTACGTCAAAGTGCGCGAGCAGGACATTTGGGGCTATGTCGTCGAGGAGTACGGCAACAAGGTCATTATTGAGGACGATGCGAGCGAATGGGAGGCGCCCGATAATCGGCTGGAGTACCGCACCGATGAAGTGGAGGCCGCAAGAAGCAAAAATCGGCAACATACCCCCGCACCGTGGATCAACGACGGCAAAACGATTAGCGCACAAGTAGACCCCGCGCATCCATCTTATATCGCGCCAGTATGTTTTCTGGATGACGAGTGGTCGCCCGAGATTGTGGCTGCAAATGCGCGTCTGATAGCGGCTGCGCCGGAACTTCTGGCCTGTCTGGTTGAACTGTCAGATTACGTCTTTGACGAATACACCGCATCACATCCGTTATGCCAAAGAGCAGCGGAAGCGCGTGAGTTAATAAAGCGAGTAAAGGGAGAGCAAATATGAACCAGACTGACCTTGAAATTTTTGAAATGTATTTCATGGACGGCATGAAGGAAGCCGAGATTGCCGAGTCGTTGGGGCTGTCGGTTGAGGCAATAAACGAAGTGCTCGCTGCGATGGAAGCCGAGGGTGCGAGCGGGGATGCAGCTATTGAGTTGCAAGCCGAGGCCGAGTGGAGATATGAGCAAACTTTGGACCGATGACATGGACGATACTTTGTACGCCGATGGATTTGAGGATGCGTTGATAGGCATCGGCATACAGTTTGACAAGCGTCTTGCGGTGTATGACTACGAGAAGTGCGTAGAGATTTTGATAGATAAGGAAAAAATGAACCGCGAGGAAGCCGAGGAGTGGATGGAATTTAACGTGGTGGGTGCGTATGTGGGCGAGCATACGCCGATATTTCTACTAAAAAGGGTGCGAGCATGAGAAAGAACAACATCCCCGAGACTCCACGCGAGGCATTGGAACTTGCGTTGACGCTCGCCATTACTGCGCCGTCGCAGGAAAAGATGCTACTGGCGTCAAAGTTTGCGATGAGCCTTGCGCGTACGATGCCGCAGGAAGATGTGCTAGCGGTGATGGAAATGATTGAAGGGCGGCTTGACGTAATGGAACGTGCCGCGTTCGGTAACGTAGTAAGCGAATTGAAACCACATTAACGGAAGGGTGCGAACGTGAAAATGCAAGAGATACAAAACGATTGGTGGATACCCATTGATGATGACGACGGGTGGATTCAGCAGCAGATATTCGACTACGAGCGCGAGCTTTACGAGCTACGCGAGTGGTGGTGTCGTCCGCGACAGGTGACGAAGCAATTAGAACTGCCGCTTGACGAACCGAAGCAACCCCGCGAGTGGGTGCCGTTTTAAGGGGGGTGCGAGCGTGAACTATAAATTTGAAGTGGGTGAGACTGTGATGTGGCGCGGTGGTTGGGGCAGTCATGCGCCGAAGCCTGCAAAGATTATCGGCACGGGCGACAAGAATGAGCAGCCGGTGTACGACCTCGACAACGGGCATTGGGCTTACGAGGATCAGTTAGAGCCGTGCGAGCGGGAGGTGTTTGGTGTACCGGTGTAATTATTGCGATTACAAGTTTGAAGAACCGAAATACATAAAGGATGAGGAAGTTATTGATTACGGGATTGGATCCCGATGGGTCACGCTCTTTGAGGGCGACGTATGTCCCGAGTGCGAACGCGAAGATTTTGAAGAATGGGAAGATGAGGAAGTTGAGTGACGCCAGAAGCAAAGGTCAAAGTGAAGGTCAAGAAATACTTGACCGAGATGGGTGCGTACTACGCGATGCCTGCGACGGGTGGGTACGGGTTGAGTGGGACGCCGGACTTTTTGATTTGCTATCGCGGAAGGTTTGTGGGGATTGAGTGCAAGGCAGGGAAGAACAGGCCAACGGCTCTACAAGAACACGCACTCGAAAGGATCAGACAAGCGGGCGGGTTGGCGTTGGTGATTGATGAACACAACGTGGACGATTTAAAGGAGTTATTGGGTTATGAGTAAGTCGAAATCAAGATTGATGAAAGCGATTCGGGATGTTGAGTTGGGGGTTGACCGCGTGAAGGCTGTGAAGGAAGTGAAGCAGGCGATGGATGAGATTGAGAGCAAGCCGACGAAATTATTTATCCAACCCCAATACAAAGATGCGGCCATGAAATTACTGGCTGCTACCGATCTTGTTAATCATCCCCCGCATTACAAGACGGGTGGCGTTGAGACCATCGACTTCATCGAAGCCAAAGATTTGAATTACCGTTTGGGCAACGTAGTGAAGTACGTATCCCGTGCGGGCAAGAAGGGTGATCCGATTGAGGATCTGGAAAAAGCTCTGTGGTATTTGCAGCGTGAGATCGCTGCGAGGAAGCGAGCGTAACAAGGCAGGCGTGGTTAAGTAGGGATTGGCTAGGTCCGGTATCGCAGGCAAGGCCCGTCGCGGCGCGGCTACGCGGGGTATGTCCCGGTGTGGTTGGGCATCGCAGGCGTGGATGAGTTGGGTGCGGTCTGGTCAGGTGTGGTGAGGCATCGCAGGCGCGGTCAGGCTCCGCCGGGTAAGGCGTGGACTCGTCTGGCAAGGTCCGGTTGAGCAAGGCATGGTAAGGAATCGCAGGCGAGGCAAGTCGGCGTGCGGCGCGGATAGGCTTGGTGAGGCATCGCAGGCAAGGCATGGACAGGTGTGATAGGGCAACGCACGGTGAGATACGGCAGGCTTGGTCAGGCGGGTCGCGGTCGGGTAGCGTCCGGCGAGGCACGGCGTGGTAAGGCATCGCAGGCAGCGCACGGTGCGGCTTGGTTTGGAGAGGCATGGCATCGCAGGCATGGCAGCGAAAGGTTGGGCGGACCGAGGTTTGGTTCAGCATCGCAACGCAGGCAACGCTAGGTGTGGCACGGTTTGGAAAGGCCCGGAATCGTTCGGGCTTGGTTGAGTGAAGTGTGTTTATTGAAGTGTGTTTAGTAACAACAGAGGTAATTGAAAATGGCTACGAAGGAAAATGCGAAAGTTGAAAAGGTTGAGATCCCGGCTCCGAAGTTTCGGATTGCAGAGATCAACATTGTGGGCGCGGCTCCGCTTGTGATTAACAAGTTCAGTCGCAAAGCGCGTGAGCAGATCATTGCCACGCAGAAGGAAGGGTCTCGTGCGACCGGCAAGAAAAAGCGTGAGCCGAAGAACTTTGATGAAGTGTATTCGGGTGCAATGCACTTGACCCACGAAGGTTGGTCCGGTGTGCCAGCGGGTGCATTCAGAAACGCGATGATCTCGGCCTGTCGTACGGTCGGGTACAAGATGACGCACGCAAAGCTTGCTGCGTTTGTGTTGGCCGATGGTTACGATGTGGATGATGAGACGCCGTTGATTCGGATCTTTGGTGAGCCGCAACGTCACACGACGTATGCTCGCAACGACAACGGTTCGGTCGATATCCGCGTGCGTCCGATGTGGAAGAACTGGAAGATGACCGTGCGTGTGCGATACGACGGCGATATGTTCAGCCACAACGACATCATCAACTTGATGATGCGAGTCGGTCAGCAGGTAGGTATCGGTGAAGGTCGCCCGGACTCTAAGAATAGTGCGGGCATGGGCTGGGGTTTGTTTGACATTCAAGGCGAGGTGGTCGATGTCGTCGCTGCGTGAGCGTGTAAATCAGGAACTGGACGCCCTCCGTGTAGTACACGGGGGGCTTCTTAAACAGGAACAGATCGTGGCCTTTGCCCGAGCCAACACGGACTCGGCATTATGGGAGGACTTTGATAAGCAAGGGCTATGGGATGACAGTCATGCGGCGGAGCAGGCGAGGCTTTCGTATGCGAGCAGGATCATTCGCCTGTTTGTGTTGAAGCCGGTCGATGATCAGAAGCCTCCGGTGCGTGCGTTGGTCTCGCTGATTGAAGATCGCAAGGCTGGCTCTGGCTTTCCCGGCTATCGGCATATCAACGATGTGATGAGCGATGAGGCGTTGCGGTTGAATCTGATTCAGACTGCACTCATTGAGCTTCGAGCGTGCCGTCGCAAGTACGACACCCTGATTGAGTTGTCCGAGGTTTGGGACGCGGTAGCCAAAGTAGAAGTTAAGTACCAAGGCAAGCCGGAGAAAGAAGTGAGAGCGAACGTATGATCCGTTGGTTCATTGACTGGTGGAAGAAACGCAGAACCGACGTACTTCGTGAGTGGGCGCACGTGCCGCCACCAGAGTGGAAGGCAAAGCGAGGAGGGGTAGAGATATGGTGAAGGAGCAAACATGAGTAGATCATTACAAGAGATGTTCAAAGACGCGCTGTCGTGCATGGAGAACGATAAGTTTGACGACGCGCTGCCGAACCTCAATACGATCATTGACCTGCGACCCATACTTGTCGCGTCATACGTACAACGTGGGAGAGTTAATTGGGAGATGCACCGTTGGGATCAGGCTCGTGCAGATTTCAATGAGGCATTTACTCTTGACCCCAACAGCGCAGATGCCAAGTGGACGATGGGTCTGATGGAGTTGCAGTTGGGCAACTTCGAGCATGGGTGGAAGTTGTATGACGAGCGGTGGAATAGTTCATCGTTCAATTCACCTAAACTCAAGACTCGACTCCCGTCATGGGAGATAGGCAAGGGCTATAAGTCTGTGCTTGTCTGGTGCGAGCAAGGCATCGGTGATCAGTTGTTGTACGGAAGTTTGCTGTCGGCGTTGAAGCAGCACGTAGATAAAGTCACGGTGATGATCGACATACGTCTGTTAAATCTTTTCAAACGTGCAAACCCGAACATCAAATTTATCCCGCACAGCACCAAGGTGCAGAACTCCGAGTACGATTCACAGATCGCAGTCGGCAGCATCGGTGGACACTTTATTAAACGTGCCTCGCAGATCGATGCTTATCGGGCCACCAAGTACATTCAGCCTGATCAGAACCGTATTGAACAGATCAAGCAAGAACTACAGACCAAGCCGGGTGAGTTTGTTGTAGGACTTTCTTGGGCGAGTACCGCACCGAGCATTGCCAAGCACAAGAGTATTGAACTGAAGAACTTGCTTGGTCTGTGGGACATCCCAAACATCAAGATTGTCAATCTGCAATACGGCAAGCCGGACTACGACATCGAACCGTTTGAGAGTGAGACTGGCAAGATCATTCACCAGACCACGGTCAATAACTTCTTTGACTTAGAAGGCGTGGCTGCGATCATGTCGTTGTGCGATACGGTAGTGTCTGTATCCAATGCGAATGTGCATCTGGCGGGGGCGATGGGTATACCGACGTACGTACTGGATGCCAACAAATTGTGGTATTGGAATCACAAGAACGGACGACACAGTTTATTCTACCCGAGTGTTCGACTATACCCACGCACCAACATGGTGGCCCCGTGGGATGAACAAGTGCAACAAATCATAGAGGAGTTGAAAGCGTATGCACTATCCCGAGATTAATGACGATGACGTTTCCTATCTCGACGTAAAGCCCGAGGACATGGTGCCTATCCCGCCGCAGGAAAAAGTCTGGGCGACGATTGGCGATAACTTGCAACTGGAATACATCGACTGGGACATGATTGAGAATCTCGCTAACCAGTTTGACCAGATACACAAGGCAAGCGGTCAGAAGAGCGAGAGCCATGTGATCTGTAAATTACTGACGCTCGTGCGTGAACAGACGAGAAAGGAATGCGGAAAATGAAAGGTCCGTTGTTGAGTTATGAGCAATACAAGATTCTGCTCGAACAGCAGGAACTTGCCGGTCGATTGATGAAGACCAAACAGTACAAGGATCTTGCTGCCGAGTGGGGCATTGCAGGATCTACTGTACGCTCCGCGTTGTATCGTGGAATAAAACAATACGACATACGAATACTGGAGGAGATGGAACATGAGCGTAGACGATCAGTCCCCGCCGGGAGCGTGGCGCGACGAGATGGAACGAATGCCGTGGCGGTACTCTCAACAAACCAAAGTCAGCGAAGCCTTAGCCAGTATCCGTCAAGCGGGTCTCGCACTTGAGGCCAACGTGTTGGCACTTGAGATCACAACATTAAAAAACGAACTAGAGGCGCTGCGTGGAAATCGAAGATGACATTTTGGATTTGATTCAAGCCCTCCCGAACGAAATCAACGATGCTTCTACCACGACAGAGATGAAGTTCTTGACGGTGGGTGGCGTGTTGTGGGCGTGTCGAGACGAGATCATTTACTTGCGGAAAGAAGTGGAGAGGCTACGAAATGGCCGTCGTAAAAAAGGTGCGTACTTGCGCCGAATGCAAAAGGACTTTCAAGAACCCTGAGTCATTCAGGTTTCACAAATACAGGTTTGGCACTTGCAGGAATGACGAGGCGTTGCGCGTGGTGGGTTACAGCGAAACGCCAACTGGGTGGGTACTAGATAAAACGGTGGGTAGAAAATGATTTACTCAGGCGCGGGGCCATTGCCCCGACATACATATTGTTTTGTACAGCCGAACACATTCGGCAACGACAAGTGGGAGCGCGTGGCATGGTTTGGTCTCGTGAGTCACCCCGGCAGAACGTGGGGGTGCCATGTCATGTTGGAGTGCGGTGCGGTGTATCGCAACGTGCCGCTGCATCGGTTGGCTCATTCGCTTACATGTGAAAATATTTGGGAGACTGATGACGCTCAAACGTGGGATTGCTACGGTTATCACTTCAGCGTGGTTGAGTATCCGTTTCTTGAAGCCGTGCCTATGCACGTGAAGTTGCGGGACAAGGAAGAGCGGTATGGGCGATACATGTTCACAGCGATCCCCATGCTTGATGGGTTCAGTCTGGAGCCAGAGCAGTCCAAGGAGTTTTACTTCATCAAGTTGGACAACGGCAGATTCACGGCACAGCCTACCAATCACGTTCTTGTGAAGGACAAGTCATTTGTTACGACAGTCGAGTGGCCGAAGTTGCAGCGGCAGACCGAAACATGGAGTGTTGATCTATGAGTTTCGTCACGCTCGACTTTGAAACGTATTACTCCAAAGAGTTCAGCCTATCGAAGCTGACGACGGAAGAGTACATCAACGACCCACGCTTCGAAGTGATCGGCGTGGCGATGAAGATTGATGACGATAAAACAGAGTGGTTCAGCGGATCTCACGCTGAGATCAAGGCGTGGTTGAATCAAGTGGACTGGAGTACGTCCGCACTGCTTTGTCACAACACACAGTTTGACGGAGCGATTTTATCTTTCATCTTCGGCATCACTCCAGCGAAGTATTTCGACACCCTCTGCATGGCCCGTGCGATACATGGCGTCGATGCTGGCGGCTCGTTAGCGGCGCTTGTTGAAAGATACGCATTGGGTAAAAAAGGCACGGAGGTGGTGGATGCTTTGGGTAAACGTCGTCAGGATTTTACTCCTGCCGATCTTCGTCGTTATGGCGACTATTGTATTAATGACGTTAATCTTACTTTTGCCTTGTTTAGTGTTCTTATATCGGATTATTTTCCCAGATCGGAATTAGATCTGATTGACATGACACTGCGGATGTACACGCAACCTGTATTGCAGGTGGATGATGCGTTGCTCGTCACGCGGTTGGAAGAGATCAAGGAAGAGAAGCATGTGCTTCTGACGGGGCTGAAGAGCAAACTCGGTTGTGAGACCGAGGAGGATGTCCGCAAGAAGCTTGCCAGTAATCCACAGTTTGCAGCGTTGCTGACTGAGTTTGGGATTGATCCGCCAATGAAGATCAGTCCGACAACGAAGAAAGAAACCTACGCCCTTGCCAAGAATGACGAGGGCTTCATTGAGCTAACGGAGCATGACGATCCGTTTATTCAGCAGTTATGTGCCGTTCGTCTCGGCACCAAGTCAACTATAGAGGAGTCACGCATTGAACGCTTTATTCATATTGGTGCTAGGAATCGTGGCAGGCTACCTGTCCCGCTCCGTTATTACGGCGCTCACACGGGTCGTTGGGCAGGCGCAGATGCCGTCAACTTTCAAAACCTTCCATCACGAGATAAGAAAAAGAAGGCACTCAAGAATTCGGTGGTGGCTCCGCCGGGTCATGTCATTATCAACTGCGACTCCTCGCAGATCGAAGCGCGTGTCCTTGCGTGGCTGGCTGGCCAAAAAGATTTAGTTCAGCAGTTTGCCGACGGGCAGGATGTGTATAGCGTCTTTGCCAGCAAGGTCTACAAAAGACCGGTCAGCAAGAAAGATCCCGTAGAGCGGTTCGTAGGTAAGACCTGCGTACTAGGACTGGGTTACGGTACGGGTGCCAAGAAGCTTCAGCATACATTGAAGACGCAGCCACCGGGTGCTGATCTGCCCGAGGCAGAGTGCAAACGCATCGTGGACCTGTATCGCCAGACCAACGACAAAATCCCGGCGCTATGGCACGAGTGTGACCTTGCGTTGAACCATCTGATCTCGTGGCCAAAGGGTACGAAGGAATATCCGCTGGGTAAACACAAGTGCCTGTGGATTACCGAGCAAGGGATTCGCCTGCCGAACGGACTGCACATTCGTTATCCCAAACTGCGGAAGGAGAACGACCGTTTCATCTATACCTCGCGCAAAGGCGTGGTCAACATCTGGGGCGGTGCGATGGTCGAGAACGTGGTGCAGGCACTGGCTCGCATCATCGTGGGGGAGCAGATGCTGGAGATTCAGAAGCGGGGTTACCGTCCTGTTCTCACTGTGCATGACGCTGCGGTAATCGTGGCTCATAAAAACGATGTGGAACAAGCGGTTGCAACAATTACTGCGGTGATGTCAACGCCGCCGGAGTGGGCGACGGGGTTGCCGGTAGCCTGTGAAGCCAAGTATGGTGAGTCGTATGGCGACTGTTAAATGGTCATTCAGTAGTCTCAAGGACTTCATCAACTGCCCCAAGCAGTATCACGAGGTCAAGGTCAAGCAGAACTTTGTGAAGAAAGTCACGGAGCAGATGCTATACGGCACCGAGGTACACAAGGCGCTAGAAGATTATGTTCGTGATGGGACACCACTAGCCAAAAACTATCAACGATTTCAGCCGATGCTTGATGTGCTACGCGCTACACCGGGTCAGCACTATCCTGAACACAAGATGGCGTTGAGTATTGAGAAGACGCCGTGTGACTTTGATAGCAGTGACTATTGGGTTCGCGGCATCGTGGACTTGTTGGTGGTTGACGACAATCAGGCGTACATCATTGACTACAAGACAGGTAGCAACAGGTACCCCGATCCCAAACAGTTGAAGCTTATGGCACTGATGACTTTTGCTCACTTCTCCGATGTGGATTACATCAAGGGTGGGTTGTTGTTTGTCGCGCACAATTCGTTTGTGTCTGAAGAGTACGAACGGGATTCTGTGCCGACGTTGTGGACAGTCTTTGAGCCGGAGTTGAAACGGTTGGAGTATTCGTTCGTTGCAGATAAGTGGCCAGCCCGACCCACGCCGTTGTGTGGTTGGTGTCCGGTAAAGACTTGTGAATTTTATAAGGAACGATGATGGTTTCCGCACAAGGCATGAGTGTGCAGGAAGGAGGGGTTCCCCCCACTTTTTCCCCTCGCGCTAGACACCCGGCGCTAACCATGCCTGCTTAGGACAGCTTTTAAAGCTTCGCTTTTTCCGGGTTGTGCCTAAGCCGACTGACCCCCGTAAGGGGTTTTATTGAGGAAAGTCATGCTAGTTGTAGATAACAAAGCTTTGCAAATTAATCTGCCGGTTCCGTTGGCGAACACGGTATTGATGAGCATTTCAAAGAGCAAAGAATTGCGTAGTGATCAGGTAACGAAGGAAGTATTGGTGTACTGGGACTATCCCGAGGCTGCGGCCTTGGCGTCTCACGTTGATACGCTGGCACCGAATTCGCTTCTGCCGAATGTGCCGTCACCGATTATGCGAGATTACGCATGGCCGGGAATCTTCACGCCGTTTGAACACCAGAAGGATACAGCTTCGTTCCTGTCGTTGCGGCAGCGAGCATTCTGTTTCAACGAGGCAGGCACGGGTAAGACGAGCGCCGCGATCTGGGCGGCTGATTACTTGATGCATCTTGGTCTCATTAATCGGGTGCTCGTGATCTGCCCGCTCTCCATCATGCAATCGGCGTGGCAAGCAGACATCTTCAAGACCGCGATGCACCGGACTTGCGGCATTGCTCACGGTTCACAGAGCAAGCGTAAGAAAATTATTGCTGGTGAGTATGAGTTTGTAATTATTAATTTTGATGGTGTTCACACCGTCTTTGAAGATTTGTCTAGCGGAGGCTTCGATCTCATCATTGTGGACGAGGCCAATGCCTACAAGAGCGCAACGACACGGCGCTGGAAGACGCTGGCTAAATTACTTAAACCCAGCACGCGGCTCTGGATGATGACGGGTACGCCAGCAGCGCAGTCCCCGGTGGATGCGTTTGGTCTAGCTCGGTTGGTGTCACCTATGCGTGTGCCACGTTATACCGGTGCGTGGAAAGACATGGTGATGTACCAAATCAGCCGGTTCACATGGAAGCCGAGGCTTAATTCAGAGCGACGGGTACACGAGGCATTACAGCCAGCGATTCGATACACCAAGAAGGAATGTCTGGATCTGCCTCCTGTTGTCTATCAGACACGCGATGTACCTTTGACGCCACAAGTTGCCAAGTTTTACAAGCACCTCAAGACGCAGCTATTGATCGAAGCAGCGGGCGAACAGATTAGCGCGGTCAATGCCGCCGCATCGCTAAATAAACTCCTGCAAATATCAGGCGGTGCTGTGTATACCGATCAGGGGCAGACCATTGAATTCGATGTCGCCCCTCGCCTTGCTGCCTTGAAAGAGGTACTAGACGAAACGTTAAACAAAGTTGTAGTATTTGTCGGGTTCCTACACACTATCGAAGTAGTTACCAAGTACCTCAACAGTCAAGGAATTAGTAGTGAAGTTATTCAAGGTTCAGTGTCCGCACGCAATCGCTTTGAAACTATTGAGCGATTCCAGAAACAAAAAGACCCTCGCGTACTGGTAGTGCAGCCTCAGTCTGCATCGCACGGCATTACTTTGACTGCCGCAGATACCGTTGTCTTTTGGTCCCCGGTAATGAGTGTGGAAACGTATTTGCAATGTATTGCTCGTATTGATCGTGTTGGTCAGAAGAACAACATGACGGTAGTACATCTGCAAGGTAGTGAAGTCGAGAGGAAGATGTATCGAATGCTGCAAGGCAAAGTCGATAGTCATCAAAAATTAGTAGACCTGTACAAACAAGAGTTGGAGGATAGTGATGAGTAACATCAATACGGAAGAAGCGGTGATGGCGTATCTAAATATTCGTACCGAGCGCGAAAAGATTTTGCGTGAGTATGAAGCCAAAGACGCCAAGTTAAAAGAAGACATGGCGAAGATTGAAGCGTTGCTTCTGGATGTCTGCAACAACATCAATGCAGACAGCATCCGGACCTCGCATGGCACAGTCATGCGTAAGTTGAACGAGCGATTCTTCTGCCAAGATTGGGAAAACTTCAGGCAGTTTATCTTCGACAACGAAGCGTTAGAACTTCTGGAGAAAAGAATTCATCAGGGCAACTTCAAGCAGTTCATGGCCGAACACGAAGCCGATGGTCTGCCGCCCGGTGTTAGCGTGATGCGCGAATATGGCATCACTATTCGTAAGGCCAGTAACTGAGGAGTCGAAAGATGAGTAACGATATTATTGCAAATATCCAGAACCAGCTTGCTGAAGTAAGCTATGGACTAGACGAAGACACAAAAGCCATTGCTGGTGGTGGAGTTGGTGGCAGCAAGCGCATCTCCATCAAGGGCGGTGTGTTCCGCAAGATGGCAGGCGGTAAAGAGATTGGCTCTATCGAAGATCGCCACATGAACGTGATCTTCGTGAAGATGTCGCACACGCCGAGCCGCACGTATTACACGGGCGCATTCAAGGAAGGCGAGAAGGTCAGCCCGGTATGTTGGTCATCAGACTCCAAGGTACCTGATCCGGAAGTGAAGAACCCGCAAGCCTCGGCCTGCGACAAGTGTCAGTTCTCTGTGAAGGGTTCGGGTCAGTCAGGTATAGGCGCAGCGTGCCGTCTGTCATGGCGTACAGCAGTTGTGCTTCCGAACGATCCGGGTGGCGACATCATGCAGTTGGTTCTTCCGGCTACGTCTGCATTTGGTGATGAGGAGAATGGTCGTTGGCCGTTCCGTTCCTACGTCAAGATGCTGGCAAACCACAACATCTCGGCCAGTCGCGTTGTAACCAAGATGCAGTTCGATACCAAGGCTACTGCACCTCGCGTTCTGTTCTCGCCTGTATCCGGTGTGGCCCCCGACATTATTGATACGCTGGCAGTACAGGCGAAGAAGCCTACTGCTGAATCCGCAATCAAACTCACGGTGTATCAGCAGGATGAGGGAGATGCTCCGGCTGCTCCTGCCCCGGCTGCGGAACCAGTGGTTGTGTCTAAAGCCAAGAAGTCTGCTCCGGCGGGTGATGTGGCGGATGTCTTGAAGGAATGGACTAAGAAGTGAGAGTGATATGGCTCGCCCATACAGTGAAAAATTTCTACTTAACTTGGCCAAAGCAGACGGCACACGGCTTGGTGTGCAGCTTGGCAGGCTGTGTGTAGAGGCGAATCTGCCTGCGGCTTACGTTGCTAAGGCTTTGGAGACCTCACGCATCAGTGTGTACAACTGGTTCCGAGGCTGCGGCATTCGTGAGAACAAACGCAAGACGGTTGAAGTTTTCATGGATCTTGTGAAGCAAGACATGAAGGCTGGCTATCTTCCTGCCCACACTATCTTCGATGCCAAGATGTACATCGAATCCATGATAGGGGTGAAGATTTGATTTGACCGTTGTGGTTGGCGGGGGACTAGTGCCCCCGCCTTTTTTGTCTCTGCGAGTTGAAAATGTTAAGACAATTTTACGAGAAAGCATTGCCATCGCAGGGCGTTTACTGTGTCACCGGCATTAAGGACGGAAAGGCGTCGAACCGGTTTGCCGAAACGCTCGAAGATTTAGTCACTACAATTGAAAACCTGAAGGAACAAGAGTGGAACGTATTTGTTGCGTTAAGTTCGTTCAACAGTTACAGCCGCAAGGCTGACAATGCGGCGTTCTCACGGTCGTTCTTTGTTGATCTTGACGTAGATCCAGAGAATCCAAAGAAGTATGGCAGCAAAGAAGAAGCTCTTGCTGCGTTAGATGAATTCATCACTGTCACGAAGTTCGCCCCGCCTATCCGTGTAGATTCAGGCGGTGGTGTCCATGCGTATTGGCTGCTCGATAGCGATGTGCCTATCGCAGAGTGGAAGAAGTACGCAGACAAATTCAAAAAGTTCTGTGTCGAGTACATGAAGATTGACATGGCCGTGACTGCGGATGCGGCCCGTGTACTTCGCTGCCCAGATACTTTCAACTACAAGACGGACGAACCTCGCCCGGTCAAGCTGCTGGACGAAGACTTTAGGCAGTACAGTTTTCACCAGATCCAAGACTTTTTGGGCGTCATTCCGCCCACGGTCGAAGAGATCTTGGCTTCTATCGAACCGGATCTGCCGCCGAAGCCAGACAATTTTGAGTATGTCTTTAGTGACATCGTAGTGAAGAGCCTGACCGATCAGGGCTGCGCTCAGATTAAACACATCGTAATGGATCAAGCTACGGTTGAAGAGCCGCTATGGCGAGCCGGGTTATCCGTAGCTATCCGCTGCATCGACGGTGCAGAGGCAATCCATGCGATGTCCAACAAGCATCCCGGCTACACCCCCGAGGCTACGGAGGCCAAAGCCAATGCAACACTCAGCGCAGAATGGGCATACGGATGCGACAAGTTCGAACAACTCGCCCCAGAGCGATGCCAAGGATGCCCCCTCAAAGGACGACTCGGTAAGTCTGGACCCATCCAAATTGGAAAGCGACTTAAAGAAGCCCCGTCAACCGAAACGATTAGTGAAGAGGACGCAGTTCGGATCGCTGCGAATCCCGAAGAAGTTCCGTTATTTCCTATTGCGCTCGCGCCCTATGTACGAGGAGCCAATGGAGGAGTTTGGTACAAACCCAAACCCGAAGTTGACGAAGAAGGAAACGTAGAACAGCCGCGCCCCTTTCAGATTATCGGCAACGACTTCTTTGCTGTGAAGCGTATGTTCAGCCCGACTGACGGCGAGACTATGTTGGTTAGGCACATCATGCCTAAAGACCCCACCAAAGAGTTCTTGTTTCCGATGAAGTATGCCTATGCCTTCGACAAGATGAAGGAACTATTGGCCTCTAACAGTATCAACTTCCCTCCGGAACTGACCAAGTACGTTTCGGAATACTTGAGAAAGTGGAACGAGTTTTTACAAAACGTCAAAGCCGCAGAGATTATTCGTATGCAAATGGGATGGACTGAAACTTTTGATGCCTTCGTGACAGGTGCCGTAGAAATTCTAGCAACGGGCGAGGAACGACCGGCAGCAACATCGCCGCTGGTCAAGAACGTATCCAAACTGTTCAGGCCGACAGGCACGTTTGAACGGTGGCAAGAGTCGGCCAATGCTTTCAACACACCAAGCCTTGAACTACACGCGCTGGGTTTGCTGGCCGGGTTCGGTTCGCCGTTGATGCGTATGACCTCGACGGCAGGTGGCGTGATCAGCTACATGAGTCCTGAGACCGGTATTGGTAAGACGGGATCTATGTACGCCGGACTCAGTGTGTTTTGTGATCCTTACTACATCAGCTTGGCAGATGGCTCTGCCACGGACAACGCCCTGACTGGACGGTATCTGGCCATCAAGAACCTATTGTTCGGGTTGGACGAGGTGTCGAACATCGACAACGAAGTGCTGTCTCGTTTGATCCATCGCATCTCGCAAGGTCGTGCCAAGGCTCGTATGCAGTCGTCGGTCAACGCTGAACGTGAGATTGAGATGGGCGCGGCACTCATTGCCATCATGACTACCAACCAGTCCCTGTACGACAAGCTCAAGCAGGTGAAGAAAAGCCCGGACGGTGAGATCGCTCGTACGATTGAGTTCCGACTGGAGATGCCGCAGGCATTCATCGACGACCCCGGCTTGAGTAAGCGTATCGTAGACCCGCTGCGGTTTAACTATGGCCACGCTGGTCCGATCCTGATCAAGCACATCTTCAGCAAGGGCGAGACCCAGATCCGCGCCATGATTGAGAACTGGGCCGAGCGGTTCCGTGACGACTACGGCAGAAACCCTGCCTACCGGTTCTACGAGAACATGATCTCGTGCTGCTTTGCCGGTGGCGAGTTGGCCGTGGAAGCAGGCATCGTGCAGTTGGATCTGAACCGGATCTATCGCGTTGTCATGAAGACAATGAACGAAATGAAGAAGCAGGTCTTCAACCTCAACGACATGGACTACAAGTCATTGATTGCGGACTTCTTTAACAAATACCATACGGGGTTCCTGATCTTTAACGAGAGTCAGATCATCAACGAACCTCGCAATGCGGTTGTGGGGCGTATTGAGGTCCACAATAGCGTGCAGTACATCAGCAAGACGGAGTTCCAGAAGTACCTTGCTAGCCCCGGATTGCAGATCAGCAGTACCGCTGCCGAGAAAGCATGGATGAAGCACGGCATCTTGAAAGAGATCAAACGGCAGCGTCTGACGACTGGATGGAAGGCGGGCACGCACCAAGCGGCGGTGTCCTGCTACGTATTCAACACGGAAGGTTTGCCGGATGACTACCTCGACAAGTCTTCGGATGATTGAGCCGGAATGGTATCTACCATTCGACGCGATGTTCGTGGGAGATAGTTTCTTTATCCCGACAACGCAACCGAAAGAGTTGATCTACATTATTGACACGCGGTCGAAGATAGCCAAGGTCAAGGTGAAGTCTTACGTTACAACGAAGAACGGCATCCTTGGCGTGAGGTGTTGGCGGGTGCGTTAGCTACCCTTGTAAGCCTCGAAGTCTTCGACAAGCAGCTTCTTGATGTAGTTTTCTTGGATGCGGATGTCTTCAACGTAACGGTCACGCTGCTTCGGAGTCAGAGTCCGATCCAGCATGATCTGCTTTCGCTCACTTTGTAACTTACGAAGTTCGCCGTTGACACCCTTGTTGTAGATGTCCACGAGAATGTCGGCGTTCGGATTGCTGCGATAGAACCGCAGGACTTGTTCCGGCGTACCGATATCCTCGAAAGTCTTCAATTGCTGCGACAATTTCTTGATGCCTTTTTCTGCCTCAGCAAACTTGCGGGCATCGTAGTTCGAGTTACGTCCGATGAAGCTACGCAGAACCATCGTGTCCTTCTTGGCGTCAAACTCCTTGTCGCCTGTTGCAGTCAGGAACATGTTGTAACTGTTGTCCGCTATATGGTTCGGCGCATCAGCGTAGTTGTTCAAGAAAAATGCAACTGTGTCTGGGGAGATACTGACTTCGCCGTTCGTAGCGTTGAAGATAGTTTGAGTAATCTGCCGATGCAGTTCAGACGGACGGGTGCTGCCAGAGAAGGCGTCAGCGTACTTACCCGTGCGAGAGTTATAGATGGGGTTGCCCATCGCATCGACGTTCAACACAAACTCGACCAAGGGTCGAGCCGCAGATGGCGTGGCGCTGTCGATTAGCCACGCGCCGAAGTTCTCAAACGGATTGATGCGTGATGCCGGGATAGGCAGGAACGAATCCATACCAATCTCAACCATGTTGCCCGCGTAGTCCTTGAAGGACGAGGCACCTCTTGCCAGCGCCGCTGTTTGAGCACCGGCTGACATCAACGCGCTAACGCCAAAGCCCCACGGGATCTGGAAGAACCCGTCGTCACCAATCACAGGCAGGCGCAGGTAGCGCGTCCATCGGGACATATCATCCGTCGTGACTCGGTTACGCCCCTCGTCGTCATCACCAGCAATTGCCGCAGCCATACTGTATAGAGCCGCACCCGCTGCAATCGTAAACATCGCTGTGTTACGAGCGTTCTTAGCACGAGTCAACTGCCGAGTTTCAAACTCGTTGAATGCTTTTTCACGATTAGCAATCTCTTGCTCAAGCGCAGCGATCTTCTTTTTGTCCGGACGCTTGTTGCCTTTTATTCGCTCAATCTCTTGAGCCAAACCCTGCGTCTCAAACAACTCTGCAATTTCAGGCTCAAGCCGAGCGTAGGCTTTCTCAACCGCCTGCTCAGGTTTCAAGAAAAACCCCGGTCGCAGAGCATCAATCGCATCCACGGCACCCGTAGCAGCCGGACGGATGAACATGAACCACGCGCTCATCTCTTTGCCGTACTTACCGATCTTGCGGAAGTCCATCAGGCTAAGAGCGAAGGCGGCGGCTTCCTTGTTGATGTCTTCCATGACCTTGCGATCATTGACATTCAAGCCCTGCTTCTTGGCTTCAGCGATATTCTGCTGCTTACGCACAGTGTAGGCACCGACGCGGCTCGTCAATTCAAACGCATCGTTGTACGCATCAACTAGACTCATGAACATGCTTGGATCTTTGATGATTTTCTTGGGGCCAACCTGCTTCTTCAATTCATCCATCGTGTCGCTCAAGTTGAACGACATCCGATACATCGTACGGCCACCGTACTTCATCATCTCCAAGGCATCACGATAGAACGGACTTTCCTTTGACAACTGCGCTAATTCTTCCGTGCGATTCTCTGTTAGGAGTTTGGACAACTTGCCGGACTTCCACAGACCGTTGCGTGCTACGTTGGCTGCCACAGCAGTCAGGTATTCCCGAGCCTGCTTGCCACCTTCACGGGCGCTGATCAAGCCCGCATTGGTAAGGCTATTACGGATGAAGTCCATCGGCGGGAACGCTGGGTTGAAGCGCGTATGCAACTGCCCAAGGCCGCTCGTCAAAGCATTGCCCGCCTTGACCGCCCAATTCATCTCACGATACGGAGTCTTGATAGCCTCAAGAATCTCCGGATTCTCAATCGTAAAGACTTCTACCGAACCGTCTTCGTTGTAGTGCAGTACCTTATCTCGCCCACGCACTTCGTTGTAGTCGAAGTCTGGAGCATTGCGTTGTTCAAACGTGAAGACCTTGGGTTTCTTGATCTTGGTCTTGATCACGCCCAGTTTGATTAAGTTCTTAATCGTTTGAGTTACGTCTGTACCGCGCCCCGCACGGCTGGCTGCAAAGTAAGACTCCGCAATAGTTTGCAAAATGGGATTATCAAAGTTGCTTCGACGACCTTCGAATGATTCCGGAGCCTCAGAAAGTTCGCCGCTCAGGTACTCAGTGTCCGTGTCGAGCGTCTTGTCTGCTTTAGGGCTTCCCTTGAACGGAACGTAATGTTTCCAGCCATACGACTTGACGACGCGATCTACCTTGTCGGTCCAGTAATTAGCACGGCGGTTCAAGTTCTTGTTGAGTTCATGCACGGCATCCAGATCACTGAAGATCTGATCAACCAATGCCTTCTCTTCAGGAGCAAGGTTCTCGTACTCCTGCCGTGTTTCTTCCAACGATTCTTGCGTGTATTCAGGACCAATAACGTTGTAAATGTCGTCATAGAAGTCCGTTGTCATTTCTTCCGGTGTCGGCTTGCCTGCCTTTTCTAACTTGGCCTTGACCGGGCTATAGCCACGCGGGTCAGCATAGTTAGCAACCAAGTACCGGATCACATCCTGAATGGCCTCTGCCTGCTGGTCATTCTCAGCCAGACTACGGCGCTCTTCCAATGCAACACGAGCATCGGCAGGCGTCATTGCGGGTTCACCCGGCAGAATATTTATCTTGGTAACGTTGTTAAGTGGGACGTTACGAAGGTACTTTGTTTCACGACGCTCTGCTTCGTGTAATGCAACGCGATAACTACTAACTTTATCTAGTGCATTCTTAACGTCGGTCTTAATCGCATTGGCGTAAGTTGCGATAGATTCGCGCAGGCGTTTAGTTACAGGCTCGACTTCCGTAGCAACAATATAGGAACCACGGTTGGCAGCAGCACTGATCTGATCATCAATGTTGTTCTTCTCATCGCCAACATAAATCAAACGGCCAGTGGTTCGAAGATCCTGCTGAATCTTCTTAATCTTACGAGAAACGTTCTGGAAATTCTTAACGACGGTCTCATAGCTAATCTGAGGATTAACCAAATTATTGATGACCTTACGAACTATGCCCGGTTCCACCATGCTATCGGTGGCTTCTTTAGTTACTTCCAGAACAGATTTTTTCGGCTTTTCAGGCTTAGCCTTCTTGGGCTTCGCTGCCTTCGGCGCTTCAATCTGCCGGTAAGCCGGAGCTTCTGCTAAGAGTTGTTCGGTCTGGTACTTACCGTCTGCTTTAGCGAGGCTATCCAATGCACGGATAATGGCTGCATCTGACTTCAGCCCAAAGACATCCTTAGCCTTCTGGATAAACTCACGTAGCCACTTACGGATCTGACCCACCACACCCGGCGATAACTCGTATCGCCCCTGCACAATACGTGAGCCATTGACTGCCCAGAACTCAGACGGATTGGCGTATTGATAGTAAGATTTAGGTACCTTACCTTGCTTAATTAAACTCAGTGCTTTGTTGTACTCATTTTTAGCACTTACTTTGGCGGTATAAAAATCGCTTTCGTTAAAGTATTGGTAGTTTTCAATAGCTTTAAAAAACGTTTTTTCAGCATCTGTTTTTGCGTTCTTTGTCGCTTTTATTAGTTGCTTCGTGTATGCCTTGAGAATGTTGGCCCGGATGTTAACGGGCATCAACTGTTCGGTATGGTGCAGAATTTCGTGAACCGGAGTTTGTGTGTCACCAACACCACTAAAAATCGTAGAGATACGGCTAACGGGGTTATAAAAGCCAGCCGTGCCTTTCATGGCTTCAGGCTGCTGCCGTATTGAAATACCTAAGTCATCAACAAGCAACGGATTCTGCCGAACAAACCACTCTGCAAGATCGGCAGCTTCAGCAGTCAATGCACCGTTGCGCTTGGCATTCAGCAATCGCTCACGGATATATTCAGCCCCGCGTACACGAGGTCGTACAACACGCTGCTTCTGAGTCTTCAGCAAAAGATCGCCAGCGGTTTCAGCAAACACATCGCCAGTGATCTTGCCCGCGTCATAGTCCTTCTTAGCCTTACCCAACTCACGACGCAAAGACGGTGCCTGATCCCGAGCCTGTTCTGACAGGTCTGGTATATCGCGGTTCAGAGTTTCGATGTTTTCGAAAATGCGCGTGGGCGCGGCTTCTTTAGCGGCAAAATACTTGTTGAAGTCCTTGAACGATTTACCGCTCATCACTTCATCAAGCGTGCCGGTGGCTTCTATTTCGCCAAACGGTCTGCCGTCATAACCTAATCCACGACGGATAACAGCCGGTTCTATTTTTGAAGCCGGATCAATCGGCGCACGAACTTCTTGCACCGTGCTAATCTGACCAGTATCACGATCAGCAACTTTATATTGACGGTACCCAAACCCATTCGGCGCTTCAGTCCATTCTGGCGTAATGATGTCGTCGGATTGGGTTACAGGAATAGACTCATCGGCTTCAGCCCGACGCAAAGACTCTATAGCTTCGGGTGATTCCTCATCAACAATACCTTGGCTTTTACGTTTCGGTGCTTCTAATGCACGGCCACGTACCGCTTCTCCAACATCAACTCGTTCAGGAGCACCGCTAGGACGCTCCAATCCTGCGGGGGGAGCAGTTGTAACTTCTGGTCCTGCGGGGCTAACTCGTGATACAGGCAGTTCAGCGCCTCTTGCACCTGCTCCAGCGACAGTTTCGATAGCACCTGCTCTTGTCGGTTCACTGGGCACCTCTATAGGGGGAGTGACGGTTTCAATCGGCGCAAGTTGCGCCGCTTCCGGCACAGTAATTTCTTCACCCGCTTCAACGGGCGGAGCCATAGCAGGAGCAGGCTCAACTGCCGCAGGGGCCACTGCACCGCGCAGCAACGGTTCAAGATCAATCCGACCCACACCTTTCGCCGGGATGCTTTCATACCCCAACTTCTTAGCAATCGACCGTGCCTTGAAAACGTCAAAACCTTTGGAACCTGCCGGAAACTTCTCGACAAACGCAGCCGCTTCTTGCAACGCTTCCGGAGTCGGTTCTTTGGTGCGCTCAAACACCATCGGCTCACGCGGCGGAGCAGCAACTTCCTCTTCCTTTGCCTTGGGTGCAGCAGGAATCAGTCCAGCCAGTTCTTCAAGAGTCTTGGCTTTGACAGGTGAAGGCCGTGCCTCACGACCCGGCTTGGGAGCCAGAGCCTCTGTAGTCGGCAACTCTTCTTCAGGCAGAGCTTCTTCAGTTGTAGGCTCACCTTCTGGGCCACGCAGTCTGCGTCCCAAAGCCAGTTCAGCAATGGCACTGACCACCGCACCGGCTCCGCCACCCAAGGCAGCGGCTTCACCTACACCACCAAACACGGCTTCATCAGGCGCATACACGCCCTTGGCAATGAGGTTCTGAAGGACTTGGCTGCTGGCTTCTTGCAGGGCTTCTTCACCACCTGCGCGGGCAATCCGACCCAGAGCCGGAGCCACACCTGCCACTTCCTTGATGGCCTCGTCACCAAAGCCAAAGCGCCGCAGAATGCGAATAGGCGGCAGGGATTCCAATGCACCGGGAATCGTACCCAAGGCCGTGGCAACGCCACGTTCACCCTCAGTAGCCCCAGCCTCTTCTGCCCTCTGCCGAGCTTCACCCGCACCAGCCGAGACACCCAAACCCGTTGCACCAATACGGCCAGCCAAGCCCAATGCACCTAACGGGAGGAACGGAAGAGTCGAACCCACAGCCTCACTGACCTTACGGACAGCGGTATCTTCGTAGCCCGGTGCCGGAGCGAAGGTTTCACGGACTCCAGCCGCAAACTCTTCAACGGGTCTACGAACAGCCTGTTCTGCCTCTTCTGGCAGCAGTGCAGCCGCACCTGTGAGGGCAGTTTCACCCAACCCAACAAGGCCGGGAATCAAACCTTTGACGGCTTCCTTGGCGTAGCCGCCTACCGTACGTTCGGGTTCAGGTGCAGCGGCTCGCTCAATATGGCGGATCTGTTTGCCTTGGAACTCACGGCCAGCCCGAGCAGCAACCTGCTCCGGCGTAGCATCATCAGGCACCCCTTGATACTGATGCCTTGAACCGTCCGCAAAATAGACGGTAACGTTTCTAGCCACTACCGCTCCCAGCCGCTAACTGAATAGGGGCCATCATAGGTACCGCCCGTCAAACCTTGATCAACTCGTGGGCCTGCACCCATCGGGCCACCTAGCGCCCGCTGCTCTATCATTCGCATTCTTTCTTGAGCATCACGAACTTCTTGTGCATCTTCCGACGTACTCGCAATACGTTGCAGACGGCGGTATTCGTTATCGTTTTTAGCCAGATTAGTAAGTCGCTCCTGTGCCGCAGTTTCAGCACGAATCCCAGCCCCCACGCCCGTTGCCGTCGTAGCCTCTGTTATATCCCGAGTAATCTCAAGCTCTTTTTGGAACGCATCAAACATCTTCTGCTGCTTATACGGATCAGTTTCTGCATCAGCCGTCTGCCACAACCTAGTCAAGCGATCCGCTTGTCTATCGTTACCCGCAGCCCGAAGTGCTGCAAGACGCTCATTATGTGCGCGATCCAAAGTCTTCTCTTGGATGCCTAGTTCGGTCTTAAAGATGTCAAACTGACGGTTCTCATGGCGCTGTAGCAACGAGTCATATCGAGACTGATCTGCGGCATCCCCCGTCTCCAAGGCACGCTCTCTAGCCTGACGCAACCGGATCTCTTCCAGACGATATGCTTTAGTGTCGTCTTTAAGCTGCTTGAGATCCTTGATCAAACCACCGTAGTTTTCTTTGACGCTCTCGCCCAACGCCTGCAAGAAATTCGGGCTTTTGTTTGCCATCAACGAAGCACCGGTCATGACCCAGAAGTTGCGATAAGCTTCCTTGGTATCACCACCCTGCTTCTTTTGCTCTTCGATGTATGCAGCCAAATCGGCATCAGCCTGACTGTACGCGCCGGTCTTCTGAGTCTTTTGTCGCTCTTCACGTTCTCTGCGGATAGCCTCAAGGTCCGGCTTCTCGTAACGAAATTCTTCGTAACGATCTTTTTTGGGTGCAGCAACCACCTCACGACGCGGTGCAGCAGGACGCCGCTCATCCGCAACCGAGGCCGATTCGGCAGGGCGAATGGCCAACTGCTCAAACACATTGCCAAGCTGCTGATCGGGTGAATCAAACGGATTTGGTGCGGCAAGAGCCATGTTCTGATTACGGAAATCAAGTTGCTGCCCAGCAGAAGCTTGTGCCGGAGCCGAGGTTGCAACTGGCGCAGCAGTCTCTACAGCACCTCTACTTTCCAACTTCAACCGCGCAGCACGCGCTTGGTTATACGCTGGTTCAAACCGACGTAACACTTCTTGCTTTTGCTCTGGCGTCAGCATATCAAAGTTAGGCATCTGCCGCTTAACGAACGACACAATGTCCATATCGCTCGTCATAAATGACGGAACACGCGCCGACAACTCATCGTTAAATTCGTACGGTTCAGGTACTAAGCCACGATCTTGGAATGCAATAACGTCCCCGCCACCCGCAAGGGCAACCATGCCGCCACCCGCAAACTGCGGATATTCCATACGGCCCGCATCAATCGCACCGAGACCGCGATCCATCGGTTGACCCGCCGGGGCCGGAGCCTGCATCTGCTGGATATTGCCTTGCGATTGCATCTGCTGCTGTTGAGCAGCCATGTTCAACTGGTCACGAATCGTCGGCGGCGTTTGCGGAGCTTGAGCCTGCTGCTGCTTCAACCGCTGAAACTGATTCATCATCGAATACAAATCAGTCAACGGAGCCACGCCCTGCGTAGCCATGCTTTTCACATACTGAATGGCCTGATCAGGCGGCATCCCTTTTTGCATGGCCTGCTGAAGTGAGGCCATCATGGTACGGCCAGTTTCGCTAACGGGTCCGATCATTTCATCACCTCATTAAGTCGTCTGGCCAATGCCGCCAAAAAGCCCGCCAATACCCATCATGCCCGCGCCTGCGATTTGGTTGAAGATACTGGCAGGCTGCTGATAGAACGTCGAGGTTTGTCCCGTCGCCGGAAGGCCGCGCAAAATACCCATCGCAAACTCGGCCTGCTTATACGGGAATTGCTGCTGATTGATAAAGTCTTGGTACTGTTGATTGATCAACTGCTGGTTGAGAGCCTGCTGCTGACCGCCAGCGCCCAACTGAGCCTGACTGATGCCCATGCCCTGCTGATACTGCTGCATACCAAGGCCGCCCAACGCACCCGCCGCAGCCAACCGCTGCTGAAGACCCTGCAACCCAAGGCCCGCACCGAACTGACGAGACTGCTCAGCAAGGTTTGCACCGGCCAGACCATACTGAGCGCGTTGCGCCGCATTCTGCTGACTGAATTGATTGGCCTGAGCCAACTGCGCCAGAGCCTGCTGCTGAGCCTGAAGCTGTGCAGCCTGATTCATCTGCTGCGCTTGCAGACCCTGACCCGCACCGAACTGCGACTGGTTGATAAGGGCTTGAAGATTCGTCTGCCCCGTCGCCTGCTGTGCGGCTTGATTGGCCAAAGCAGCTTGCATCGCCTGCTGGGCGCTAAGACCTTGCGTCTGAAGTTGTGCAGCAAGATTCTGCTGCGCGGTGGTAAGACCAGCGGCCTGATTGAGTCGCTGTGCCTCCAAACCCTGCTGACTGAGGAACTGTTGACGCGCCTGTTCGGCAGCAAGATTCTGCTGACCAACCTGCATCCCCGCAGCCTGATTGGCCAGAGCCGCCTGAAGACCAGACTGAGTGCCCAACTGCTGCACACCCAAAGCCGCAGCCAGATTTTGCTGACCTGTGGTAAGTCCCGCCTGCTGATTAGCCAAAGCCGCCTGCATCATGGCAGCACGGTCTTGACCAAACTGAGACGCCGCCTGCTGATATGCTTGCTGCAAACCCTGCGACTCGATATCACCAAGACGCTCAGCAAGTCCGCGACGAGCTTCGGACTGCATCAGGGCTTCACGAGTACCACCCTTGGCACCAGCACGAGCAGCAGCGGCCCCCATACCCGGCAACTGCCGCATATAGTCCTGAACTGCACCGCGCTTTTGCGACTCAACGACGCCCTGCATGTAGGGCGACATGTACTCCTGCATCGCACCAAGGCCGAAACGCTCAGCGCCAACGCGCTCAGCCGGACCCATCTGATACTGACGCAACGCGCCGATGCCAACGCGCTCAGCCGGACCCATACCAAGTTGGCCATATTCACGCGCAGATACTCCCTGCGGAGCCTGCATCTGAAAGCGTTCAAGTTGCTGAGCCGTAACATCACGCGGCCCTTGCATCTGAAACTGCGTAGAAGGCGCAGCACTAGCTCTTTCAAACTGAGTCTGCATCTCGCGGAATGCAGGAGAGTCGTAGAAATTTTGAGCAGTGGCAGGGGTATATTGAGAAAGCCGACTAGCATCCGCACCCACTCCACGTGCAATGTCCGCAGCTTGACCCAATTCAGGGCTGGTCTGCATCCCCGCCAAGCGATTGAACGCCTGCTGTTGCAATGGGCTAAATTCGGCAACACGCTGCCCCGCCTCAAATACAGGCTGGCCCTTTTCATCTTTAACGATGTTGCCTTTCTCGTCCCGCTTTGGAACCATGTAAGGCTGATAGCCCTGCCCAGTAAGTCCGGGGACAAACTTGCCGGTTGTGGGATCTACACCGCCAAAAACACTCCCTAGTAACTGTGCAGCATAAGGCTGCATCCACGCTGGGATGTTGGATTGGACTTGTTCCATGTATTGTGGTGATGCAGCCATGATCGCTCCCGATTAAGCGGGCAAGAATCGGTCAGTTTTTACAGCGGGGGCTTGTCGAGTTCTCCCCGTCCGTGCCTGCCGAACCTTGTCCATCATTACGTAAAGTTTCTTGGCTCCCGCTTTGGTAGAGCCATTGCCGAGATGCGATACAACATCAGCCGGAACGACGAACTCGCCGTCAGCCAATGCAGCACGTTGTACACCCTTGCCGCGAATCACGGCAGGGATGCTGTCAGACATTCCATCGCCGGGGCCGTTTAGCAGTTTGCCACCAGCCTTGTACTCAGACATGCCGCCACCGGCAAAGCCGAAGTTGTAGTCTTCACCGATTGACCCGCCGTTAGCAAGCCGCATCGTGTCCCCAAAAGGCATCGTAGATTCAACTCCGTACGGGTTTACGCCTGCCGGGAACCCCCCTCGCATACCGTAGGCTTCAATAGCCTGACGCACAGCATCATCTTGTGCGGCTGGAGTTTGTTCCTGAGTTGTAGGCACACCAGCATAGACCGGCTTCTCGCTAACAATCTTGAACTTTTTGTCGCCCTTGACCTGCGCGTTACTGATCGGCTTGCCTTGCATGAAACTATTGATGAGATCGGTCATCATGAAGTCTTGAATAGCGCGGGCTTCTTCGTTCTTTGGACCTTCACCCATAGTGTTCAACCACGGCTGAACAACTTCTTTGTACATAGTCGCAGCATCAACATCCTTACCAACCTTGCCATCCTTCACGGCATTGTTGATAACCTGCGTCATGTCATATACGAAGTCTTCATTACCCGTGCGGCCATACTTGGCCTGACCCGCAAACTCATTCTTGTTGGTGCGATAGAAGTTTATGAAACCCTGCGCCAGTTCGTTCGGATCGGTCTGCCCGATACCGCGTCCCGCATCAACCGCGTTCCAATAGTTACGCAGGGCTACATCACCATATTCTTTGGTATTGACGAGCGAAGCACCGATAGCGGCAATAGCCGCCGCAGCAAGACCGATTGGACCGAATCCAGCAAGGCTCGTAAGACCTGCACCACCAAGACCGCTAGCACCAGCAAGATAGGCACCACCAGCCCCTGCCAGCGCACCGCCCGCAGCAGCCTGACCTTCGCGGCCTTTGCTGATGCCCTGATAAGCCTGATGAGCACCAATCAGCGCAGCGGCGGCTGCGGCAGCCGTACCAGCAGCGGTGGCTCCGCCTTTGAGCGTTGAAGCGATACCGGTTTGAGTTCCTGCGCCCGTGGTTGCGCCAGTCGTTGTTGCGCCTGTAGTAGCACCAGTCGTGGCAGCGCCCGTTCCAGCACCAGCCGCACCCGCACCAGCAGCGCCACCAGTAATGGCACTAGAAGAAACGGGAATAATTGATCCATCTACCAGTTGAATACCAACGGTAGCCATTCTTGTAGTACCAGCAATTTTAGCTGCTAAAGCTTGAGCCGCAGCAACTGCCGCAGCCCCAGTGCCCCCTGCTACCACAATATTTTTTAACGGATCGTAATAGGGCTGACCTTCTCCACCCGTCGTAGTTTGTTGGCCACCAGTTTCTCCACCAGTTTGAGTCTGTTGCCCGCCGGTTTCGCCGCCAGTTTGGGTCTGTTGCCCCGTAGTTTGACCCGTAGTTGTACCACCTGTCGTAGTACCACCTGTCGTAGTACCACCTGTCGTAGTACCGGCTTTCTTCAAACCCATTTTAGTGAGCCACTCTTGGAAAGCGGCGTTACCCGTCAACGAGCCAAGACCCTGCTGAATACCATACATCGCAGCAAGATTCATCAAGGCATCTTCAGTGCCGCCACCCGTAGTTTTTTGCTGCCCACCGGTCGTCGTATTGAGTGCGCCACCGTACGGATTCGTGCCCGTCCACGGGGCATTAGTGCCGCCCAATGCGCCAGTTCCACCAGTGAGCATACCGTACGGAGTAAAGGTGGGCTTCATAGCCCGCCGATTCAGTTCTTCAACGTAGGCACGGTTAGCAGCAACGTTCGGATCTTCCTTGACATCACCACCTTCAGCAAACTTCTCTTCACCCGTGAATGGGTCGATCTTCGGGCCATACCCACCCACTACCTCACGAGGACGAGGCATGGCTGGAGAATAATTGGCGCGAACAACGGTCGAAAGCGGATAGTTCTGGTTCGGCTGCGGATAGGGCATGACATCCTGCCGAGGCAGTGCGCCTTCCTGCGTCATGTCAATAGCGCCGCCCTGTGCGTATCCCGGTGCCATTTGATACGGGTTATAGGGAACAAGTCCCTTGGCGGTTCTTTTGTAATACTTACCCGGTAATTGCGGGGGCTGATCGGCCCCTGTCCCGTAAAGCGGATTCGGGCCGCCGGGGATGTACATGATGTCTTCGCCCATACCGGGGACGCTAAGGGGCTTTTGTTCAGGCGTAATTGCAGCCAAACCGCCCATGAGGGTTGCAGATCGAACCAACGGATTACTGAAAGTCTCACCAAAGGCTTTGCGGGCAGCATCACCCGTCGCATCTGAGGCGAAAAGATTTCTGGCTCCTTGACCCATTGTGCCAAAGACCCCGGTGGGAGGCTGACGCTGCGTAACTGTTTGTACGACATCTGCAGCTTGCATAGGCGAGACCGCAGGGAGTGGCCCCGAAGTATCCGGAATGTTTACTCCAAGGGCTTGAGTCGAATCAAACCCAGTGGGAGAAATTAGGTCGCTTTCTTTTAACCCTAACTGCTGGGCTAACGTACTTGGGGGCGGTGCGGTAGCTACCTGACTCGTGGCTTTTCCTGCTGCCGTCAACCCTTCACCAATTTTGGCACCACTGTAGGCACCCAGACCAGCCATCAGACCTTTCTTCAGATCTCCTTCAATCAGACCTGTCACGCCGCCCACGAGTAACGCTGAACCTAACGCCTGACTACCGAACCCAATGGTCTTGGCAAACGCCCCCACGCCGGGAATACCGGGTAGAATGGCCCCCGCTACCATCGGCAGGATCTTCTTCAGGAAGGAAAACTTGGGCTGGCCCGTCACCGGGTCATACAAGTCCTGCTCATTGGCACCGTATGACATGGCAAGTTGTTGCAAACCCGCAACTTCACGGGGGGTCATCTTGACCTGCATGACATCCGAATCCCCATAGGGGGAGTTCACGAGGGAGGCTAAACCCTGCTGTGGATTCATGTACTTCGGGTCGTTGTTATACATAAGCCCCCCACGGGGAAAAGTTTCGGGGATGTTATCACTGGTTAGCCTCGTAGTTCGATACCCACGCGACTGTCAAGATGATGGACGGAATGGCCGGGATATTACCGCTCGCCGCTACGTAAGGAATGACTACATCCGTGTCATCCGATTGCCAAGCCAACTCAAAGTAGTCGTTTGCTTCCAGCACAAGAACGAAGTTCCAAGCAGCCACGATCTCGCTGTTCGGGCCATCGATGACGATCTTGGTAGCCGAATCTGGGAGATTTACTCCGTTAATCCGAGGCCATATATAAACGGCGCTGGCGCTACCGCCAGTCTTGTCCAACTGCGCCGAGAACTGAAAGTTATAAACCCCAGTCTCGTTCACAAATACTTTCGACGTAGGTACGCCACGGGCAACCTTAAACTCTGAGATGACAGAGTTGTACGTGAAAAGATTGACCGCATCGGCAACTGGATTTGATTGCGTCGTTGTGTCGAAATACGAAGCGTGCGGTGATGGTGAGTTGACCTTAGCAGTCAGGCTAGTAAAAAAGAGTCGAAGCACACTCGACAACTGATCTTGATACCGTCGCTCGTACTCGTTCGGTGCAACAGGAAGACTCGGAGGAACTACGCCACGCGGGTTTGCCATCAGCGTCGTCCGTCTGGTCTAATATCAATACGCATCGCGCCCACCTGCCATGTCTCACCTAGCTTGGTGGAAGCCACACGAAAGGCCACTTGCCTACCTCTGATGCGCGTATAGACCTGTCCGTTAAATTGCTCAGCCGCAACCGGAATCGTCGCCGTCACGTACGGACTACTGGATGAGTTATACGCAGAGCCGGAATTCTGCTTCGCTTTGATAGTCAGAATAACTTCTGGCGGGTTTGGGTTTGAACTCTGGTTCGTACCTGCCGTAGCACCAGCAAAACTCAAGTCAGGCAAGATACGCCAGACATAAGCAAAGTTATGGCCTTCACCGATATCGAAGTCAGAGGATTCAATAAAGGCTTCAATCGGCTGCGCCGTACCTGTTGACTCATCATCAAGACCGAACTCATGAAGCAAGACTTGGTTCGGAGCCGTCAGCGTTACGTCTGAGTTAATGACATGGCTGGCAGCGGTAGTCTGATTAACGCCACGGATGCAGTTCGGCAACTCGTTCGGGTTAGCAGTGCTTTTGCCGCTGTACGAGATCTGTTCTGAGCCAATCTGCACGGTGCCTGAATTTGGGTAAGACGCGCCGTTGATCAAAGTAATCGTGGTTTCTGTAGCGTTAATAGCTCTGTCGAGATACGACAGCTGAGCGCCAAATGCGAGCAGCGGGTAACTACGATTGCTGTGTTCTGCCCATGCCGACCGGTTCAGTGTGCCGTAGTACCAAACGCGCTCAAGGTAGTTATAGATAACGTAACTGTCGTTCACTGTGCTGTTGGCAGACGGATAGAACCACCAGATTTCACTGAAGGCTTCGTTGTGCCCGCACGTGACCTGCGCCGCTTGGGATTGATTTAGATTGTTAAATACAAACTTACGAAGTGTGCAAGGCAGTGTCTCAACGCGACCGGTGTAAGCATAGAACTTATCTTGCCCCATCCAGTACGTGACGTTGTTGACGGTACGCAGCGCGTTCTGCGAAATGATGGAGATGTCTTGATCCAGCAGATTAAAACCCCAGACAAACGGAGGTCCGAGGTACTGCATGGAGTAGATCGCCGTGTCCGTCCAGACCAGCAACTCTTGGCGCGAATTGTCCGCAGCCACGATGTACGAACCATGCGAGAGGCGCTGCTCACCAGACTGATTGGTGACTTCTGGCACCCACTCCCACGGATTGTCTGAATCTGACCAGCGCACCAGAAGCGGATCAAAGTCCGTTGTGAAGTCAGTTGGGTCGTAGGGCGTTGCGCCCATCGCAATCGTGAAGTCGTTGATAGCCGAGTCAATGATCAAATTAGTCTCAGCCGGAACGTGACGACCTGCGTAACTAAATGAAAGAGTTCCAGATACAGCCGAAGTAGTTGCAGCGGAGATAGGGACAGTTAACCCACCCGCCCAACTCTCAAGAACATACGCACCGGTCGGAATGCCTGTGCCCGATACAACAGAGCCTGTGTTGATACCAGTTGCATCAGAGACAGTGAGCGTAGTCGCACCAGAACCGGCTGTACTGAACGTAGTAAATTTGACGATTGAATTAGCTTTGCTTGCAAGCGTGATGGCTCTAGCCCACGTAGACGTATCACGTGTCCAGTAAAAAATATCACCGCTACGCTCGGCAAAAATAACGTCGTTACCGAAATTAAACGCAGACCAAATGCGGAGCGGCACGCCCTCCGGCGTAGACGAACCCCAACCGCCAGCACCCCACGGAGGACCGCCCCAACCCACTTGGCTCGTGTAGACAGCGTTACCAGCATTGATATCGAACGTACTAATTACGTGAGAACCACCGCCCGTCACTGCTGAGACGTTGATGGACGGAGCAAAGATAGTGAACAGACCCGCACTTGGCAAAGAGATGATCTCATGAGGACCGTTCAAATCTAGCGGCTGACCGCCAACTGTCAGAGTTGTAGCGCCCGAAAAAGATACGTAAGTGCCAAGTGATAATCCGACGGTGCTTGTCTTTACGAAGATATTGCGGGTATTTGCCTCTGTCGTGAACGGATTAAGTACGAGGCTTTCTGATGTGCTAATAGGAGTGATGTCGTTGTAGTCACCACCCAATTCCATGTAGACCTTTTGGTTGGTACCGACGAACATCAGGTTCAACCCGTCAGTCGTTACGTAGTTCCAAAGGTAACGGGCTACGCCCTCGTAGGTATCACCCGTGTCAGATACGTTAGTCCAACCGCCAATTTTTTCGGCATAGCCAGAACGGAAACGAACTTTGTCGCTAGAGTAATAACCGCCCTCGTTGGCATAGTTAGTACCTTCGCGGTTGACGCCGGGGCGGAATTCAAGTTTTTGCAGAGCCATTATCTAATCCCCGACAAGTACAACGCACGTTCATCGTTGCGGCGCTTGACCAGACCCGGCAGCACACGACCCCCTGCCTTGGTCCATTTCAGGAACTCATCTGCTGCGTCTTCCAGTTCGCCCCGGTTGGTCTTCATCCGCAGAGAAGATCTTTGGAGATTACCTAACCCGACATTAAACGAAAAAGATACGAGAGCATCGAAGATTCCCTGACGGCCAGAAACAGCAGGGCAAAGTCGAAGAACACCACGCTCAAACCGGCCAAGGTCTTGAGCAAGAATAGTATCCACCTCTCCCATCGTAAGGACGCGATCCCAGCCTTCGGGTATCGGTAGATTCTTGCGCTCCTCATACTTCACCGCCGCGTGTGAAGGATCAATCACATGGCCCACGCCCACCGTCCAAAGCAGCGCCGGACAGCGGTAAGGTTTAGTCCTCACCCCTTCGTGGTGCTTGATCATTTGGATAGTGGCAGGGCTGACTTTCATTCTTCAGTTTTTAAATTAAAATTCCATAAGCCAATCGGACACTGTTCTCCCAAAAACCACGCTTTTAATTTAATTACGCAGCCACATTTTGTGCAAACCCCCAATTTATTATTTGCACAGTCTTTGCAAATATTTAATCGTTTTTCAAGTATTTCTTCTTTTATTTGCGAATTCATTTTTTACCAAAAGCCTGCGTCCCGAACCAAAAGGCGATAATTGAGGACAGAATCAGCATCTCGTCCTCAGAGAACACGTTTTCCAGCGCAATCGAAAACGGTACGCCTTGGTTCCACGCATACCACATACCAGCGATGTTGATGATGACTAACTCCAGCACGAAGATATAAGTCACGACCGGACGAACGCTGGCACGAAGGTTAATCATCCACTGGGACGCACCCTCACCAATTTTCATGTCATGTTCGTACAACGCCTGACGCTCTTCGGCAGCAGTCTGCGTTTGGATCTGTTCCAACTTAATCTCTTCGACCCGTGCCTGAGCAATGAAGCCGCGCTCGGCCAACGCCAACTCGCGTTCCTTCTGAGCAGCGACGAGAGCCAACTCATGCTTCTTATCCTGCCGGTCTTGGAAGATCGACAAGATTTTGGGCAGTCCACCTGCAAGGAAGGACAAGAAGGTGCTGATCATTGTCATCATGGGTGAGTCCTCTTGTATTCATCAAACTCGGCTTTGAGATCTTGGATGGCTTTGACCAACGCCGGAATCAATGCACCGGGAGCCACCGTCAGGATAGAGTTTTCCTGCTCTTTGACCATGCGAACGATCTCGGCATCGTTGGCAACAATGGCATCCCGAGCTTCTTGAGCAATGAACCCGAAGTAAACGCTATCGCCGTCGCCGTGGATGCGCTTCTCGCTATCAGGATTAATGGTTCCGTCAGGGTTGTACTCGGGGATATACCCCGGCACATCAGGATCAATGTCCTTGCACTTCTTCCACTGATAACTAACTGGGCGCAGGCTTGCGATTAAATCCAGCCCAATGTTGCTGGTCTGGACATTTTCTTTCAGGCGACCGTCAGACGATGCAGCCCATGAGGTGTCTGAGCCATCAAGGTCAAGTTCGGCAATGTTGCCGCCGCTGCCTACAGTAATACGGTCGTTTGCAGTGCCACTGACACCTTGTCCGATAACAATTCTGCTTGATGCTGAAGCCAAACCAGAAGCAGCGTTATAACCAATAATTGTATTGTTTGATCCGGTTGTTAATGCGTTGGTTGCGTAACCTGCTTGATGCCCGACAAGGGTATTATTACTGCCGCTAGTAATGCTTCCGCCAGCAAAATTTCCAACTACTGCGTTTCTTTGACCAGTAGTTAAAGGAACTAAAGTTTCATGGCCGAATCCGCAGTTGTCACTCCCTGTTGCCCCAGCCCCATCTCCTCTAACCGCAAGATACCCAAACCCACAGTTGTAGGTAGAATTCATGTTTCTGCCAGAAACTGCGCCAAAATAATTATTGGTGCTTCTGGTGTATTGACTACCTGCGTCATACCCGACAATGGTATTAGCAATGTTAGTTGTTATTGCAGCGCCTGCATTATCTCCAATAAGAGTGTTATAAACACCACTCGTTACTGCAGTTCCGGCGTTGTAGCCAACCATCACGTTATTAGTGCCAGAGGTAACGCTGTCGCCTGCGTTGACGCCATACGCTGTTAAAGAAGCAGTGGTTTCACCGATCAAATTAGATCCAGCGGCGGTAACAATATCGGTGCCGTTGGAAACAAGAATTACTTTTTCTCCATTAGCAACAGACACACCCGTTTGACCCGAGACCTTGACGGTGACTTGGCCGGACGAAGTGTTGTTGTAGATGAAATAGAGTTTCTTGTTGGACGGAACAATGAGATTGGTATTGGTGCCGCCTGTACCCGTCAGTTCGATGTACATGTTGCGGGCCACGCCAGTTGAACCGTTCGGGATAGTGATGGTGGTATCGGTTCCCGTGGCAACAGCCTGAGTGACATACCCAGAGATCGCCTGTTCAATCAGGGTGCCCAGATTGGTGTTAGTGATATCGCCCCACGTACCGGGGTTATCGCCTGTGCCCTGAAGCGTCAAGGCCAAATTAGGTGAGTATGAAGTTGCCATTATTTAAGCCTCACGCCGCGATTGGCGTCCAAATGTCCGTATCCCCAGTGTTGATCGGTGTCCACGGCCCGGTCGGGACAGGGATAATCTTACCCCAAACAGTGACTTGTCCGACCGCCCCTGTCGCAGAAACGCCCGTAACTAGGACGGTAATGCTTACGCTTGTAGTGACAGTGCCAACTTGTCCGGTAGCCGAGACTCCGGTGACGACGTAAGCAGATTCAGTAGTAACCGTGCCAAGCTGTCCGGTAGCCTCGACCCCGGTGACTTCGAATGCGGCATCGCCAGTAACAAAGACAGTTCCCGTCTGCCCAGTCGCCTCAACACCAACAGCGAAGACATCTGCGTTGGCAGCAACCAGAACCGTGCCAGTCTCGCCTGTACCCTCAACTCCGGTGACGAGAGTAATACTTTCAGCAGCAACGACTACCGTACCAATCTGGCCAGTAGCTTCAACCCCAGTGACGATAGCAATAAAGTTTGCAAACGCAATGACAGTGCCAACCTGTCCAGTGCCTTCAACGCCGTCTTCAATAATGACTGCGTTGGCAACGACAATTTCATCACCAGTCTCACCCGTACCTTCAACACCTGTAACGGGGACATCTAGAGAATTGTCTACAGTGACATCGCCAAGCTGACCGTTGGCTTGGACTCCGGTAACAGCAAGAACCTGATCGGTGACAACAAAGACAGTGCCGGTTTCTCCGGTTGCCTCAACGCCGTTCGGGAATGCAATAGCACCAGCCGCAACAAGGACAGTACCAAGCTGACCGGTGGCTTCTACCCCAGTGACATCGACAATCTGATCCCCAGCAATGACTGCTGCGAAGGGATTAGCTGCAAATGGAGCAAAGCCAAGCATGATGTTTTATAAATACTCCTTACCAAAAACTTTTTTAGCAAAGTTGTAATCGTCTGCGTATTCTTGTCTTACGAAATCTTTAACTTTGTTTGTAATAACACTTTTGCCAAAAACTGTAGATACGTTATGTGGAACAATCGGCGTATCTCTATCTCCCGTTACATGTCTCAACTCGCATTCAAAATTGTCAAAATCTAATGCGGTTACTTTTGGATGATCTACCCATAAAGCTTGTGGTGAAAAAAGAAGTTTAAAAGTTTGTTCTCCCTTTTTACCGTAAAAAATAAATTCATTTTCTAAAGGCGTATTAATCCAACACTTTAAATTTAAAAACAAATCAACAATCTCATCGTATGAGATATCTTCAATAGTTCTGTTAATTTTAAAAGTTCTTAAAAACGTACCAAAAACAGACGAGTAGTAACTATTTTGTTTCATATACAGAACGCAACTTTCAAAACGTCTCAAAGGGTTGCGTAAAAAACTGTATACTTCGTAATTACTTAGATTTGGATATTCTTTAAGTAAATCAACAATAGGAACGTGTAACTCACCTCCATTA